TGTTTCGCTGCATTTTTAGCTTTGGTATGTTTTTCGGGATTATTCGCGTTTACACAGTTGTTTTTTCAGACCCTAAACTATTTAACGAAACTTTACGGCTGACGTTTCAGCCGTTCATCTCTCCCCTGCTGCCCCCTCTCATCTTGAAAGGGGGCATTTATTTTTCTTGTATCTTCGCCCTTATCCCTTTTCTGAGCGCGTGCCGAATAATCCGCCTTTTTAACTTCCAGACCGTCCCGCATTTATTCCACGGTCCCCCTTGACAGCGAGCGCTCGTAGTGTTACCTACAAAATCGCCATGGGACCCCGAACCCATGACGATTTTGTAGAACACTACGGCTTGAAACCCTGCGCTGGCGCTGTCTATGGGGGTGGCGGAAATGCGGACGGCTGGCGGTCTGTTGTCTTTTTTGCCGCCTCCCCTTGCGCGCAGGGTAGCACAGGTTTTCATCTCTGTCAAGGGGGCTTTCGCGGCATAAACGCGGGACGGGCTTTACTTGATGTCCTTTTATCAGATTTTTTACTCCGAAGTCTGGCGGCTCGGCGGATTATTCGGCAGGATTTATTGCTTGAAGCCGGCGGGATCAGGGCGAAGATCTTCGGTTTTTCTGCTTTCCACACTAATAGAGTTTCGTAGAGTTTTCCAAACGTTTGGACTTTTACTTGTGATTTTCTGCGTACTCCTCCAGGAGCTTATTAATTAAAGCATTGAGGCTTAGTCCTTCCGTTCTGGCTAGATCCTAATACTCTTCCTTCTTCCCTTTGGGAAACGTAATTTTCCAAACGTTTAGACTTTTACTTGTGATTTTCTGCGTACTCCTCCAGGAGCTTATTAATTAGAGCATTGAGGCTAAGTCCTTCCATTCTGGCTAATTCCTGATACTCTTCCTTCTTCCCTTTGGGAAACGTAATTTTCCAAACGTTTGGAATAAAAGAAGTGGCAGAACGTTTCCGATCTACCACTATATCATTATCTTTTACTATAATGCCCTTTGCATGCGATTATCTCGACACTTTCAGAAGTACACCGAAAAATCAGTCTATTGCAATCATCTATACGAACACTCCACCAACCTTGCAAATTCCCCTTTAAAGGTTCAGGCTTACCAATGCAATGATATCCGTTACGTTCGATATCCTCAATAAGCTGATTTATTCTCTTTAGTGTTTTCTTATCTTCACTTTGCCAGGATTTATATTCGTCCCATGCCTCGGACTGCCAAACTATATTCATTTACTTATCTCCTAACAGCTTATGAGCAACACCCTTTCCATTATCGAGATCATCAGCACGCCGCCGAAGTTCCACGGACTCGGAAGAGGTCAAACCGTTTTCATCATACAATGATACCGAAAACGGTATACCACCTTCACGAACGGACTTAGTAAGAAACATCGTAATTGCAGTGCTCATATCAATACCAAGTTCCTCAAACAAATTCCTGGACTTTTCCTTTAATTCATCATTGACCCTAATTGAAATAGTAGCCATATTATCACCCCCACTATTATTATATCATTATTGTGCTACAATGTCAATACATTTGCGTGAATTTAATAGATTAATATTAAATATAGTATAAAATCTTGCACAAGAAAAATACCCGGCTCATCGTGAAGATCTCACAAAAAACCGGGTTATCAATTTTCTCTTTTACGCAATAGGCTATATTTTTATGTAACTCTTCCCTCGTTACATTATATCACACATCTGACTGAGTTTCAAGACGTCTGGTACAATAGTAACAATATGCACATTGAAAAGAATATTCGCAAGCTTCACAATCTCCATCACATTCAATATCTGCATTGCAATCAAATTCATATCTACAGTCTGAACAGTCGTGATAATAATCCATCATTTAAATCACCTCCATTAATCCCGTTTACCTCCGTGAGTGTTCCGCCTGATGTACTGTTGAACCGTCTCCAGGTTCTCACCGTGCCGGATCTCCCGGACGAGCCGCCGGAACATGTTCGGCAGCCACTTAACCACAAGATCGCAGCACTCTATATAATGCGCGCACACCTCGCAGCCGTCAAACTTCGGGCAGCCTGCACAAGGCGGACGAGGATAAACCGGACTCTTCGCCGGGCAGTTCTCCCGGTATCTGCATTCCCAATAATCACACGTCACTACATAACACCCCTTGATGATCAACCCGCTTTGGCTTCCGAACGATCATATAATACTGTTGATAATAGTCAAAATGCTGATGGCTTATGTTCTCCCTCAGTTCCTCAGAGCTGAGATCGGAAGTATAATCAAAGCGTTTAAATCCGGTCTGTTCCTCATAGTAGCGCTTACCGTCCCGGAGGTTCTGCTGTAGTTCCTCTTTAACCATAACGCGCCCCTTTGAGATCTCAGCGTTAACGGACTTCTCAAGCCAATCCGCAAAATACTCCATACCCCAGGTATCAATAACCGTGTAGATACTGGAAAGCCACTGTTTCCGGAATCCTCGGGAGAACCTGACGAAAGCCGACTTTGCAAGCTTGACTTTGCGAAACTCGACCTTCTTTGTAGCGTCGTTCAGAAAAGCTTTCCACCAACGTTTTGTAGCACATCGGCTCACATTGTCGGAGGTTCTTTCGACGAAGCGAACGAAATTTAGAGCGCTGCCGCACATGTACTCGCTGAATTGTTCATCGTCCTTACTGTCGATAAAAGCATTAAACACGCACATTGCATTGCTGTTCTTGAATTCAAACTCACAGCGCGTCCAGGCAGAACAGCCCTCCGGAAGCTCCTTACCTTTCTGAATCTGTTCGGTTTTCTTGTCGTAGAATCTACAGATTGTATCACTTTGACGTGATCCAAGCTGAACCGTAAGACCTTCAAGCTCATCACCGTTAACGCGCTTCCGGTTCTTCTTATAGCTAAACAGTCTGCGGAAATCGTCGCCTTGATCAGACCATACACGAGCCTTGCAGCACATTTCGCCATCACGGATAGCCCAGATCACACGCTTTAAAGAAATCTGTGTATCTTCCCCGCTTTTGGTTATTCCGTCCATAGCGTAATCAAAACGAGTGACCGCGATCTGATAACCCCTGAAGCACAATGCCCGAAGCATTCCACACCAGCACTTGAAAGAGATCCCCAGATCGTCAAGATATCCATTAAAGTAGTCGAGACCCTGAGCTGAAAATTCAAGGCAAACGCCTTGAATTGAATAATGCTCCTCTGTCGGAACCTTTAAGCTGATATTCTCATATGAAAACCGCCGACCATAATGAAGGCAGCGCCCACAATCAACCATCTTCTTTATAAGGTCGCCAAGCAGAAGCGTGTTTTTGAGAGTGCTCATGCAGTGTTCAAATGGTGTCTTGCCGTACTGATCGCGTTCATTCGGCAGCTCATGCTCCGGTTTCAAAGTTACCCGGAAGTAATCAAACCTCGCTCTAGTCATTATATTATCGCTCCTCATTTTTTTGAAAGTTAACTTTCAAATTATCTGTTGCGCAGATTATTGCGCAGCTTCTTTTCTCCTTTTTTGTCCATAGGTGCAGGCAGTCCCAAAGCTTCAAACTGTCTGTTGCGTTCTATGTCCTCATCGCTGATATATTCCATAGTCAGCAGCGTATTTACCATTTCCTGAGTATCGTAAAGATTCCGGAAGAAATCAGACTGTATCCAGACTTCGCCCGACAGAGGCGCAAGCGGTCTAATCGGCGACTGATAGAACAGATTGTATTCCTCAGCGTCATAGACCCAATTAGTGATCATACGCGAGAACGGATGAAATGGAAAAGCACTACACACCGTAACATCATTAGTGATCTCCCTAAGCTGCTTTTCTAGGAAACCCCACCGCTGAACCGTTCCATAGATTACAAGGTGTCGGTGACGGCACTGGCATATGTGCTGAAAAAGGATCTTCGGCAGACCGCCCTCGCCGTCCTTCGTCTTTCCGTTGGCAAAATCCCGGCTATTGAAAATCGTTCCGATCTCGTCGATCAGGACGACCGTATCATCTGGAGCGTTCAGAATATCCTGAATGCACGTAAGCGGAAGTATCTTCGTGTCCTCAGGGAAATTCTCAAGCTTGAGATTTGTTATGATCGTAACGTCAGGATAGCGTTTACAGATGAAATAAGCGTCGCGAACCATGCTGCACGTTTTACCAGCACCGAACTTTCCAAGATAGATATGTAATCCCCACTGATGGAAGTGCTTGCCTTCATGGTTCTTGAAGTACCTATAAACGTCCTTTACAAGCCAGAAAATCAGTGCGGGAAGCTTCCGGAGACGAGACAGAAAAACCCCCAAATGTATCATCTTAAACCGCCTTTCTTCCTGTTAAGCTCGATGAGAATAGAATAAATCCATTTAGCCACCCAGAGCAGCACAGTCAAATTGATAAATGCTAACCCTACCTGAGCCGCAAGCGTTCCGAAAGTTGCCGAACCACCCATAAACCAATCACCGAAATGCATGATTTCAGTTCCGGTAACTTCGGCAGTAGCTTCTAAAGTTGGCATGATTACTCTCCTTTCACTCCAGCAGCTATAAGCACAACTTTCCGGATCATGGACATAAGAAGGTTAATGCCCCAGATCAGAAAAAGAGTACCGACACCCCAGTTGATGATTTTCCCGATGAAAAAGGAAAAGCTGAGATATTCCGTAGGGAAACCAAGTAAATTGCCTATATCTGCAAGATTCATCTAAATACGTCCTTTCTTCTGAACAGACCTCTAATGAAGAAACAGCCGGAGATCAGCAGCAGGAGAAGCAGCAGCCCCTCAGAAACTGAATAGTCATCTAGGGCAACACCGCACAAAGTCCACAAATTAGAAATTAAGCACGATTAGTAAACAAACCGCACGATTAGTAAACAAACCGGTTGCAT